AAGGACAACAGCTAATGGCTGAAGAAATGTTTGAGACAGATGATGTTGTAGCTGCAGAAGACAGCCTAGACAGTATTTTTAAAGAAAAATCTAGTGTAGTTTCATTTATAAAAGATAGATACAAAAGAGCAGAAGACGCTAGATATGCTGATGAAAGTAGATGGTTAAGAGCTTACCGTAACTACCGTGGTTTGTATGGGTCTGATGTAAAGTTCACAGACTCAGAAAAGTCTCGTGTGTTTGTTAAAGTTACAAAGACTAAAACACTAGCTGCCTATGGACAAATAGTAGATGTCTTGTTTGGTAATAACAACTTCCCACTAACAGTAAATCCTTCTATACTACCAGATGGTGTAGCCGAATCTGTACATATAAATGTAGACCCAAATGCAGAGCAAGCAGGAGAATCACTATCAGGTATAACAAGAGATGAAGCTGCTTCTCCATATTTACTTGATGGTGTTACAGAACTAAGACCGGGAGAAACGTTAAAAGATTTACAAGCAAGACTAGGGCCACTAGAAGATAAACTATCATCTGTATCTGAAAAGATAGTAGAAGGTGATGGTACTACAGGAACTACAGTTACTTTTCATCCTGCTACGATTGCAGCTAAAAAGATGGAGAAGAAGATCCATGATCAGCTACAGGAAAGCGGAGCTAGTACACATCTAAGAAGTATGGCATTTGAGATGGCACTTCTAGGTACAGGTGTAATGAAAGGTCCATTTGCTGTAGATAAAGAATATCCTAACTGGGGTGACGATGGTGAATACGATCCTATTGTTAAGACTGTACCAGAGTGTAGTCATGTAAGTATTTGGGATTTCTATCCTGACCCAGAAGCACACTCTATGCAGGATGCAGAATACGTTGTTGAAAGACATAAGATGTCAAGAACACAACTAAGAGCATTAAAAAGTCGCCCATACTTTATGGAAGATTCCGTACAAAAAGCTATAGACGCAGGACCAGACTATACACAGAAGTACTGGGAAATGACTATGGAAGACGATGACACTCAGCCAAACTCTGAGCGTTGGGAAGTATTAGAGTTTTGGGGCTATGTAGATATAGAAATACTAAAAGAACACGGTGTAAATATTCCCAGTGAACTAAAAGACTTAGATGAAGTTAATTGTAATATATGGGTAGCTAATGGTGAGATACTAAGATTTGTACTAAACCCATTCAAGCCTACACGTATTCCATACTACGCTGTACCATATGAGCATAACCCATACTCCTTCTTTGGCGTTGGTATTGCTGAGAACATGGATGACACACAGACATTGATGAATGGCTTTATGCGTATGGCTATTGATAATGCTGCACTGTCAGGTAATCTTATCATAGAGGTAGATGAGACTAACTTAGTTCCAGGTCAAGATATGTCTGTTTATCCTGGAAAGATATTCAGAAGACAGGGTGGCGCTCCAGGACAAGGTATCTTTGGTACTAAGTTTCCAAATGTAGCACAAGAGAATATGCAACTATTTGATAAAGCGAGGGTATTAGCTGATGAGTCTACAGGGTTCCCATCTTTTGCACATGGTCAAACAGGAGTTCAAGGAGTTGGGCGTACTGCTTCTGGAATCTCTATGCTTATGTCTGCTGCTAACGGTAGTATCCGTACCGTTGTTAAGAATGTTGATGACTATTTAATTAGACCACTAGGTAAAGCATTCTTTGCATTCAACATGCAGTTTGACTTTGATGAAGATATTCGTGGAGACTTGGAAGTACAGGCATCAGGTACAGAAAGCTTGATGGCTAATGAAGTACGTAGCCAACGATTGATGCAGTTCTTACAGGTTGCACAGAATCCAGTACTTGCACCTTTTGCTAAGATGGATTATATTATACGTGAGATTGCTAAGAGCATGGATCTTGATCCAGATAAAGTTACTAACTCTATGCAAGACGCAGCTATACAAGCAGAGATATTAAAAGCATTTCAAGCACCAGCACCAGCACCAACAGGACCAGAGGGTCAGGGTGTACAAGGTGTAGCTGATACTTCAGGAGGTGGAGGATCACAGGTAGGAGTAGGCACAGCACCACTACCAGAAGAGCAAGGATTTACAGGTAATGCACCTCAAGCAGTTGGTTAATGACAAAGAGTGTTACGAGCAGTTTCAAAAACACATAGATGAAATAATAAACATAAGACAACGTGCGTTAGAAACTGCCAATGAACCGCATGTTATGCACAGACAGCAGGGTGCGATAGACGTACTAAGAAAGCTAAAGCTATTGAGGGAGACAGTAAACAGTGGATGAAGAACAAAAAAGTTTTCTAGATATGCTTACCTCTCCCCTGACAGGTGACTATCGAAAGAAAAAACCTATTAGTGTTAAAGCTGCAGATGTAGCAGTAGACATGACCCCTGTTGGATCTGCTGTTGATATAGCTGAAGAGTTAGGTGAAGAAGATCCAAGCTATGGTAAGATAGGTCTTATTGCAGCAGGAGATGTACTTGGTGCGGCTATACCTGCAATGGGTCCAGTTACTAAAAGCTTAATAAAAGGCGGTAACATCAGGATAAAACCCAAAGAAATAAAACCTTTTGAACTAAATGAAATGTACAGAGATGATTTTGATTGGAATAGGTTAGATCTTACAGACTATCAAGTTGATGCAATATCTAATGCACGAAAAAGTTATTTGATATCGGGTGGCGGTGCAAAAGCTGTAGAAGCAGCAGAAAAGAAAGTACAGGATGCTATTGATGCAAGAATACCTGCAATAGCAGAAGCATTAAAAAACAAGTTAAAAACATCAGATAAAGGTATTGTAAGTCTTGATGACTATAAAGATGCTGTAGAAGCTACTGTTAGGTTTGATACAGTAGAAGAAGCAGCAGAAAGTATATCAAATCAACAAGGTCTACTAAATAAGATGGGTCCAGGTATAATGGACGATATGCTTTACGATGACAAAATATCTGGAGCCTTTGAAAAGTTACCAGATAATGAAACTTTTAATTATATACTTGATAACGGACTAGATAGAGATCTAGCAGAATGGGCTGTAGCAGAAGACGCTATACGTAAGTCTTATAATAAATATAAGAAAGCAGCTAATACTTCAAAACCACCAAGAGCAACAAAAGGTGATGTAGATTTTGATGCAAAGATGGTTGCATTAGATGAAGCAGAGGATGCAACTACGTGGCAACAAAATGCAAAGAAAGTTGTAAAAGAACGTGGCATTGACCTTGATGATAAAAAATCTCTAGAGGCTCTTGAGCTTCAGAAATCTACTAGGCTTTTATTAGAAAACAAAATAGACAGGAATGAACATTTATACAATATAGATAGATTAAAGCCTGTAGGTGAATATAATCAACTACCTAGAGAACCTAGTGATAAGGCTTTAGTCTTTGCACTTGATAGTGGCAAAAGAGAAAAAGGTGTTTTTGTTTTAAATGATAAGGCTGCATCCAAGTTAGGTGCAAATACTTCTTCTTTAAAAGTAGGTGATCAATTCAATAGTAGATTAGATATACCTGCATACTTATCACACGATACTTGGATTGTTGCTGGTACATCACCTGCAGTAAAAACAGCAGATGGTAAAGGTGTTACATCTTATGCAAAAGCTGTACACTTTGGTGGTGATGATAAACCTGTTAGATTTATTGCGTCACAAAAACAAAGTGAAAAAATAGGAACTGGTGTAGATAATAAAACAGGATACGCAACTGTATCAGGTACTGTAAAAGATTTAGACGCAGATGCAATACGTGCTGAAGCGGCAGAGTTACTTGACGATCCTGAGTGGACACAGGTAGGTTTTGATCCACGAAGACAGGGTGGGTTTTACGTAAGAACAGGTGTGAACAAACACGTACCTGTAAGAGAAGCAACAGAGGTCATACAGATAGGGCCACTGGTATTAGCAAAGAATGCTAAGTTAGACATAATGTATCAAGGTTACAGTGAGGGCGGCATGGCACTAGAAGAACAAATGATGATGAACTTTGGAGATGTACCTGACAATACAATAGGTGTAGATCCTGTGTCGGGCAATGAGATACCTTTAGGTTCTACAGCAGAAAACGTAAGAGATGACATACCAGCGCAACTAAGCGAAGGTGAAATGGTTATACCTGCTGATGTAGTTAGGTTCTTTGGTGTAAAGTTTTTTGAAGACATACGTCAGGCAGCTAAGATGGGCTACTCTCAGATGGCAGAAGATGGACGCATAGGTGGAGAACCTATGGACATGGAAGATGAGACTGGTCTAGGTTTAGAGATGGCTGACTTAGAAGTAATGGATGATGGCGCTCCTGTTGAAATGAATAGAGGCGGTACTTCTATGGCTGACTATAAAGATGTAGGAAAGAATAGAAATATAAAAGCTCCTAAACGTAGTGGGCCAAGAAAAACACATGCACAGATAATGGCTCAGTTTAATAATGATGATAATAACTCAAGCTCATCTAGTTCTAAACCTACTTCATCTAAAGCTAAATCTTCTGATTATTATTCTCCTGAAAATATCTCTAAAAGAGTTAAGGATAGAGAGAACCAACCAAAGACAAAAGCAGAGGCATTATACAGGGCGCTTTCGGGTTACTTCTTTGACAACGAGGATAACAAACCTGACAATCGTAGAGTGACTCTAACAGAAAAACCCCCAACGTCTGACGATGAAAGATCTAAAGGAACCATATTAGAACAAATAAACTTTGGAAATAACTTTGCAGACGATGAAGAAACTAAAAAAGAACGTTATAAAGCAAAAAAACCTGTAGTAGATAAGAGTAAATACACAGTTACAGATTTACGAGAAGGTCAAGATCCTTTTCTTACTAAACTAGCTAAAAACTCAGGGTTAGACGAGATATTTGAGAAACTAGGTTTTGATGAAGGTGGTGATGTAGTAGACCCAGACGTAGTACAAGAAGGTACAACTGGAGGCTTTGGTGAAGAGATAGGCTTGGGTGATACAGGTGTTATGGAAGCTCGTGAATATGAAAACGCTGCAGGTCATGTAATAATTATTATGTTCTTAGATGGCGTACCTCTACAAGAAATACCTGATGGTTATTACCCTGTAGGTAGTGAGCCTATTGCTGTAGATCCTGGTGAAGAGGCTAGCGGTGGTTCTGACATGGGAGATGATGATAATGATGGTTCATCTGCGCCAACACCTACACCTGTTAACTTTAAAGAGTTAACTATGGAAGAACTAACTCAAATGGTAGACGATCAGAAAGGCATGAAAAATAATATAATAGCTGGTGGTATGTCTTATTTAAATCCAATTGTAGGCGGTGCAATAAAAGTTGCTATGTGGAACACAACAAGGCAAACTAAAAACGAGATAAAGCGTAGACTTGAATCAGATACAACTTCAAATGTTGATAAGATGCGTTATGAAAACTTACTTGATATTGCTAACAGAGAAGAACCTGGTTTAGTTAAAGTTTTATTAGGCAAGATAACAGGAGATTACACTGGTCCTGAGTTAAAGTCTCCTAAAGTAGTAGAAGGTGATGTATCTGATCCAACAATGGCCCCTGATCAAGGTATAACAGAAGCTTACACTCCTGAGACAAAATCACCAGAGACAGCACAAGGCTATGGACCAGATATAATGTCTCAAGTAAATAAAATATCTGAAGAAGCTGCTGCAAACGCCTTTAGTGGGTATAAAGCTCCGGGTACAGAAGATGATGACGATGATGGCGGTCCAACAATAACGCCTACTAAAACATCTCCTGCACCAACTTATACTCAACCTGCAACTGATCCATATGCAGAACCGGGAAGACCAACAACCAGTAACAATAATGATGACGATGATGATGGGCCAACATTTGCTCCACCCCCACCACCACCATCATACACAGCACCAGGTGGTATATATTCTGAACCAGGAAGACCTACTAAAAGTAGTGGTAGACGTTCAGGAGGCGGCGGTAAAAACAAAGGCGGCATGATGAGGAAAGCTAAAAAGAAAAAATAAATCCAAATAACTATAAGGCCACTCAGCTTCGGCTGACCCCAACATAAGGAAAAAACAAATGGCTACAAGCGAAACAGCGAAACCAAACCCAATGGTAAAACCTGAAATACCAAGAGTATTAATGGGTAGAGGTGGATACATATCCACTGAAGAGCGTATCAAGAAAGATGAAGAAGAGCTTTTAGCTTTAAAGAAAGAAGCACTAGGTATTACAGATGAGGAAAGTACTGAAGATAAACCCAGTGGCGAAAAGCCTGAAGCTAAAACAGTACAGGCAGAAGGTGATACCAAACAAAAAGAAAAACCCAAAGCAGAAGCACAAGAAGATGACACTGAGCTAGGCGCTGAAGAAAAAAACTTTAAGAAGCGTTACGGTGATCTGCGTAGACACTCACAGAAAAAAGAAGAAGAGTTCAATGCAAGACTAGAAGCATTACAAGCGCAGGTAAATAAAGCAGCAAACAATGAGCTTGTACTTCCTAAGTCTGAAGAAGAGCTTGAAGCTTGGTCTAAACAGTATCCTGACGTAGCAGGTATCGTTGAAGCTATTGCTGACAAGAAGTCCAAAGCTACAGCTAAAGATCTTGAAGCACGTATGGCTGAGTTTGAAGAGTTACGTGTAACTGCTAAACGAGAAAAGGCAGAAGCTGAATTGTCTACTATGCATCCTGACTTTGAGCAAATACGTTCAGATGATGTATTTCATAGCTGGGCAGAAGAACAACCTAAGTGGGTACAAGATGCTTTGTATGAAAACGTGGATGATGCAAAGTCTGTATCACGTGTAATTGATCTTTATAAAACAGACAAAGGCATAACTACTAAAGTTAAAAAGAATAACTCTTCAGATAAAGCAGCAGCAGCTTCTGTAAAGACAAAAGGCAGTAGTATACCTGACACAGATGATGCTTCTAAGTACATACGTGAATCAGAAGTAGCTGCAATGTCAATTAAAGAATACGAGAAGCGTCAAGAAGAAATCCTAGATGCTCAACGTAATAGAAGATTTATTTATGATATATCAAGAAAATAGTTGACAAACTGTTTATCATAGATAAAACTATAGCATATACACAACAATTAAAGTGTGTATGCTTAATCAAGCACTAGCCACACAAAAGAACTACCTCAAAGTATAGGCCCAACGCAGAGAGACAGCGCAGTTTCAAAGCAGAGTTGACCACCCTAAAACTAAGAGCCTCTTCATGGTGGATATGTAGTGTACTAAACCCACGCCATATCTATAAGGAGATTTAACTATGGCTATTACATCAGCAAGTGGAGGCTTTGACGCTAACTTTAGCCCAATCATGTTCTCCAAACAGGCGCAGATCGCATTGCGAAAGTCGTCTGTTATAAGCGCAATCACCAACAATTCATACTTCGGTGACATTGCAAATCAAGGGGATGTTGTACGCATCCAAAAAGAACCAGACGTAACTGTAAACGCTCTACAGCGTCATACAGGTATAACTGTTGAGAAACTAGATGACACTGACTTCTCGTTAACTGTTGACAAAGCTAACTACTTTGCTTTTAAAATGGATGACATCGAAGAGCAGTTCTCACACGTTGATTTCGTAAGCCTAGCTGCAGACAGAGCAGCATATAAAATGGCAGACGCTATTGACGCTGACGTTCTATCTTACATGTCAGGTTACTCAGCAGCAGGTGCGTTAACCACATCTGTATCTGGTACTGCACAGCATCCAACGGCTGGTGAGATCAACGGTGAGTTTTTAAAGACTAACCAGTTGGACGCTACTGATATGGGTGCATTAGGTTCAGCCGATGCTGCATCTACAGCATATGCTACTGGTGACTCTATTCCATTAGCAACACGTTTGCCTGGCGCAACTTCAATCTCAGCAATTACTGTATCACCATTAACAGTCATCGCACGTATGGCACGTCAAATGGATACAGCAAATGTTGATTCACGTGGACGCTACATTATTGTTGATCCAGTATTCATGGAACTGCTAAAAGATGAAGATTCACGTCTTCTCAATGCAGACTTCGGTGGAGCAGGTCTACAAAATGGATTGGTTGCAGGAAACATACATGGTTTCAAAATGTACGTTTCAAACAACCTACCTGCTAAAGGCAATGGACCAACTCATGCTGGCGCACTAGCGCAAGATGCACACTACGGTGTGATCTTAGGTGGTCAAGAAGAAGCTGTAGCAACTGCAGAGCAAATGAATAAAGTTGAGAACTATAGAGATCCCGACTCATTTGCAGACATTGTACGTGGTATGCACCTCTATGGACGTAAGATTCTACGCCCACAAGGATTGGTGTCAGCTATTTACAACGTTGCTTAATCAAGTTAAACTTAGAGGCTGGCTTAATGCTGGCCTCTTCGTACATTTAAATCTTTGAGGATATTGACATGGCTATAACAACGGCAATGTGTACAAGTTTTAAGTCTGAGCTTCTTGGTGCAGTTCACGATATGGATACCCATACTTTAAAGCTTGCACTAATTAAAAGCGGTATGTCTGGTACATACGGCGCAGCAACAACAAACTATTCAAATGTTACAGGTGCTTCCGATGAAGCCTCTGGCACTAACTATTCAGCAGGTGGTAATAACTTAGACAGTGCTGCTATTGCAGTATCTGGTACAACTGCTCATGTAGACTTTGCAGATGAAGTATTTGCTAACGTAACAACTTCAGCAGCAGGTTGTATTATATATAACTCTTCAGCTTCTAACAAAGCTATTTGTGTGATTGACTTTGGTGGTACAGTTAGTGCTACAGCAGGTGATTTAACTATTGAGTTTCCAGCAGCAGGTGCAAGTACTGCAGTAATACGTATCGCCTAAGAGGTAACCTATGGCTATTGTAGCAGGTTCAGCACTATATGGAACAGGTGTATACGCAGGTTCTTCTTTTGGACTTCGAGATGTTTCATTTACTCTAACAGGAGTAGCTGGAACAAGTGCATTAGGAACAGTAGAGCCTAAGACAAGTGAAGCTCTACTAAGTGTTTCTGCAAGTGGCGCTGTTAGCTCAGTACAGGTTAATCTAGCACCAAATATTACTGGTGTTGTTGGTACATTTACACTAAACGCTTCAGGAATGACGGTAAAAAGTGTAAATCGTATTCCTGTAACACAGAGCGCACTAACAGGTTCTATAGAAGCAGTATCTGCTGGTGGCTTTGAGATTGATATATCTGAAAGACTAGGCAGTGTATCTGCTACTGGTGCAATAGGAACAATAGAAGCACAAGTAGATGAGAACTTACTGAGTGTTTCAGCCACAGGCGCATTAGGTACTATTGTACCACACGCAGAC